ACTATAATAATGATGATTGGTACCCAGAAACTCATGACGGAGTTAGCTTCTCAGCTTTAAATATAAGATATAGTAATGTTCCTAAACACAACACTCAAGAAACTATTGAAGTAGAAACTATTAGATTGAATACTTTATTAGATAATTTAAATATAAATAAAATTGATGTATTATCTATAGATACTGAAGGATGGGAACTTGAAGTTATGATGGGATTTGATCAAGAAAAATATAAACCTAAAGTAATTGTATTAGAAAATTTTGAAAACAATATAAAATATGAGTTATTTATGTTAGAAAAAAATTACATTAAATACACACAATTAGGATATAATGAAATATATATTCCTAAAAATACTCTATAAATTAAACGTGGAAATTTAAAATAAAAATATTATATTAGTTAATATGGCAAACGGAGTATATAAAATTACAGAAGAGTTTGAAGAAAAACTCGCCAATTATACTGGAGCTAAATACGCAATTACATTAGATAATCAATCAAATGCTTTATTTTTAGCATTAATGTATGAAAATGTTAAAGGATTAGAAATTACTATTCCTAGCAGAACTTATCCTTCTGTTCCTTGTGAAATTATTCATGCTGGTGCTAAAGTTAATTTTAAAAAAGTAAAAGGTAAAACCATTAAAGGAGCATATCAATTAGAACCAACTAACGTTTGGGACTCAGCTTTATCTTTTACAGCAGACATGTATAAACCAGGAACACATATGTGTATTTCTTTTACTGGTCCTTATAAACATTTTAAATTATCTAAAGGTGGAGCTATTTTAACAGATAATTATGAAGCTTATCTTTGGTTTAAACGAGCTCGTTATTCAGGACGTAGAGAATGTTCATATCATGATGATAATTTTGATATGTTAGGTTGGAATTTCTACATGATGCCCGAATTAGCAGCTCGTGGTTTATTACTTATTAATCAGTTTTATAATGTTGATGGAAGTAAAAAACATCAAGAAGACCTAGAATTACCATACCCAGACTTATCTAAATTTGAAATTTATACTAAATCTAATAGGGAATGAAAAAAGGTATTGTTGGAGCGGGTGGGTTTGGTAGAGAAGTTTATTGGAGTTTAAACCCAATTGAAAGAAATAATACAGTATTTTTTGTTGATGAGGAATATTGGGATAATACTAATAAAAAAATACTACCTATTTCTCAATTTAATCCTAATGAGTATGAATTGGTTGTTGCTATTGCTGATTCATACCATAGAGAACGTATTGTAAACAGTTTACCAACAAATACAAAATATTTTACCCATATCCACCCTACAGCTCAAATACATGGAGATGATGTATATGTTGGTGAAGGAAGTATAATTTGTGCTGGAACTATTATAACAACAAATGTAAAAATAGGAAAACATGCCCACATTAACTTAATTACTACTATAGGACATGATTGTGTTATTGGTGACTATTTTACAACATCACCAGGAGTACAAATTTCAGGTAACGAAACTATTGGTAATAGGGTTTATTTTGGAACTCGTTCCTGTATTAAACAAAAGTTAAGTGTTTGTGATAATGTAACTGTTGGTATGAATGCTGGTGTTGTAAAAAACATTACTGAACCTGGTACGTATGTTGGTACACCCGCACAAAAAATTTAAATATGAAAGACTTAGTTACGGTTTTTACATATTGCCCTGACGACGAAAGAAAAGTAATCCTTATTGAATTATTAAATAAATTACAAAATATCAGAAAAGATTTTGATATCTTAGTGGTATCTCATTCAGAATTACCAAATTCAATATCAACAATGGTTGATTACGTTTATATTGAAAATGATAATAAATTACTTTTTGATTTTGATATTACAAATAAATTTTGGTTTGGAACAGACATATTTAATGCCCATTCTAGTTTAATATATCCATTCAGTACTCATTTATCTATTTACAGTCTTATACACTATGTTTTAAATTTTGCTGAATTCAAAAAATATTCAAAAGTACACTGTATCGAATATGACATCAATTTTGACAACACAGAAATTGTAGGACTTGTTAATCAAAAATTGGATGAACACGATAACATCATTTTTAAATCAGATGATGGTTGGTGTCACGGAATCTATTTTGCATTCAAAATAGAAGGATTCCCTGAAAATTATTTTTCTTACGATGAGAATTTCATTAAAGATGAAATAAAAAATGTTGAAACTCGAATGACAGAACACTATACACCGAAATTTTTGAGTGTTGGGGGTCGTAAAACTTATTTTGAACACACAAGTAAAATTAATCTAAATGAGATTTTACAAATAAAAGACTCTCATGGTAATGATGATTTGAATTGGTGTGTACCAATAATTGATAATGGTGATAACACATTACATTTTATTGTTTTCAATGAGAAAGGTGGGAACTATAACATGGATATAATACTTGACGGGAAACATATACCGGTTAATATAGATGTTAGAGGTGCTTGGAAATTAATACCTCTCGGTAAATTTGATGAAATCAATAATTTTAAATTATTAGTTAATGGTAAAGTTAGACACGATATTACTTTTAACGATGAAAATAGAAATGTATTTAAACTTAATAATTTTTTTGTCAGAAAATGAAAGATTTAATATTAATTACATCATACTGTAACACGCCTGAAAAAGAAAATACACTAAGAAATTTGGTAAGTAGTATCAAAAAAGAAAAAGAATTTTTTGATTTAATGGTGGTTTCTCATTTACCAATACCAATTGATATTTCCCAAAAAACTGATTTTTGTTTATATGATAAAAAAAATGAAATATTAACTAATTGGGATATGAGGTCAACACCATGGTTTAATCCTGGTGATGAAAGACCAATCCTTTCATGTTTTACAGGTTTTTCTAATATTCATTTAGCAATTTGGAGAATGTTAATATTAGGGAATTCAATTGCTAAAAATTGTGGATACAAAAAAGTTCATCATTTAGAATACGATTGTGAGATTAGTGATTTTAGTGAACTAAAAGAAAATAGCGATTTATTAAATGACTTTGATGCGGTTACATACAATAAGGAAGAACTAACCGTAGACCCAATACTTTTTGGTACTTACCAATCATATAATATTGATAGATTGCACCAAGATTTGTTAAATTTAAATGAAGATAAAATCAAAAAAGAAATCTTAAATTCCGAGCACAAATCAACCGAAAAAATGTTGTTTGATTTATTAAACCACAACAATAATATTTTTGTTAAAAGTAAAAATTTGTTGGATTTAAATGGTAATAAATTTGGATTGAGTCATAGCGAATTATCTAATCAAAATACTGCGTGGTGTTTACCTTATTTTGATGAACTCACGGAAAAATTAGGATTCGTGGTGTGGAATTCAGAACAAATAGAAAAAGACATCTCAGTAAAAATAATTTACAACGACAATCAAATAATTAATTTTGGAATTGTAAAACCGAAACATTGGTTATTACGTGACATTGATGACTATGTAAATGCAAAAAAACTTATAATATTATTAAACGATAATGTAAGAGATGTTTTTGACTTTGAAAAAAACTATGAAGAATTTAAAAAAGTCAGTTATAGACAAAAAGAAAAAAAAATAAAAAATTATGATTAATATAGATTACAACAGAGAAACAAACACCACTAAAGTTTTAATTGGTGATACATCAACGATAAGTAAAAATTGTCAGTTGAAGTTAAAATTTAAAAATATCATCTCAGGTGAAATACATTACCAACAGGTATTAGGTTCTAATACATGGTGCACATGGTGTGGTGCTGAACTTATAACTGATGTTTTATTTTATGATGTAGATGATAATTTAATTTACAAACATAAATGGGATGTTATAAGAGATGGTGATGAAATTGAAAAACAATTATGGTTGTACCTGAAAAATAGAAAAAATAAAGGTATTTCATCAAAAGGTTTAGTTATTGGAACTCACGATGGAAGAAATGGACATTGGATTTATTCAATTAAGGAAAATCTATCAGATGCGTTATTAATAGATGGTAGTGAAAAACAGTTTTTAGAATTGAAAAAAAATTATGAAGAAGTAGTAAACGTGAGTATGGTTAATTCTATTGTAACTGTAGATGGTGGTACTGTTGAGTGGTACCAAGGTGGTGAAGGATATACAGATACGGTTGTTAGTGATTTAATTCACGATTGGTTAGATGATAGTCAGATAACTAAAGTTCAAAAAGAAAGTATATCTTTTAAAGAATTAATTAAAAATAATAATTTTGATTGGATTCATTTGGACGTTGAAGGTATTGATGGTGAATTAATTCTTTCACTCGAAAAATTACCAAATGTTATAATTTATGAAAGTATGAATTTGGATGAAAATACCACAACGGCACTAAAATATTTCTTTCAAAAAAATAATTACAATGTTATCGTATGTAATGGTAATACAATAGCTATAAAAAATGACTAATCCAAAATTATATGCTCATTGTTCCTATATAGGAACCACAGGTTACAATAACCATACAAGAGATTTTTTTAGAGAATTATCTAAATTTATTCAATTAAAAGTTAGAAATTTTACTGTTGGAAAATCCTGGAATGGTATTGATGATACTCCACATGATGGAGAAAAATATTTAGACGATATCGATAAATCTTTATTGTATAAACAACGATTATGGGTTGATAATAATAAAATGGAAGATTTTAAAATTTATTCTTCTCAAAATAAAGAATTTAATCATGATATTGATTTAGTTTTAAATGAAACAAATCATTATTTATTTTACCAAAACTATAATAGACCTAAAATAGCATATAATGTTTGGGAATCAACTCTTCAACCAGAAGAATTTTTTAATAAACTAAAAGAATATGATGAATTATGGGTTCCATCAAAATGGCAGAGAGATTGCTCTGTTGTTCAAGGGTATGATCCTGATAAAATTAAAGTTGTTCCTGAAGGTGTAAATGTTCATACTTTTTATCCTGAAGAAACTACTCATGAATTAACCTCCGATGGGAGATTTAAATTCTTTTTAGCAGGTAGATGGGATTATAGAAAATCAACAAAAGAAATTATTGAAACATTTCTTAAAACTTTTGATAAAGATGAACCTGTTGATTTAATAGTTTCAATTGATAACATGTGGGGTAAAGATATGGATGGGTTTGAAACTACAGAAGAAAGATTATCTCATTATAATTTATTAGATCCTAGAATTAAAATTATTCATTTTCCATCTAGAGAAGATTATATAAAAATATTAAAATCATGTCATGTATTTGTATCTTGTGCTCGTTCTGAAGGTTGGAATTTACCTTTAATTGAGGCAATGGCTTGTGGTATTCCATCAATTTATTCTAACTGTTCAGGCCAATTAGAGTTTGCTGAAGGTAAAGGAATACCTGTAAATATAATAGGAGAAAAACCAGCAGATACTAATTCATACGCTAGATATAAAATGAGTGATCTCCCAGGTAATTATTATGAACCTGATTTTAATCATTTATCTCAACAAATGAGATTTACTTATGAATTTTATTCTCAAGTTAAAGAAAAATCTTTACAAGAATCAGAACATATTAGAAATGATTTCAGTTGGGGAAAAATTGGAGAAATAGGTTATAAAACTTTACTAGAATTTTACAAAAATAATCCTTATATTCCTCAAAAAAATGAAATAAAAATTAGTTATATTGATGGACCTAAAGTTGAAATTGTAGGAGATATTGATGAAGAATATAATATTGAATTTTTAGATGAAAATAACAATGTTATACATAAAGATACCATTACGAATAACATGTGGACCTTATGTTCTAGAAAATATTACACTAAATGGAAAATTAAAATTAATGGGAATATTGTAGATGAATTTAATCTTACTAATAAACGTGTATTAATTGGCTTAGAATCAAAGGCTATAGGTGATACTGTTGCTTGGGGACCATATGCTGTTGAATTTGCTAAAAAACATAATTGTAAAGTAATTTTAAGTACATTTCATAATGAATGGTTTAAAGGATTAGAAACATATAAAGACATTGAATTCATAGAACCAGGAAGTTCTACAGAATGTCACGTTGTATATAGAATAGGATGGATGAGAGGAGACTCAGGAAAGTGGGATAAATTTGATTGCTATCCTAATTATCCAAATACTCAACCATTACAAAAAACCGCCACTGATATTTTAGGTTTAGAATTTAAAGAATTAAATTATGGAATAAATTTTACTCTAAAGTCTAAATCTACAAAAGCTGATTATATTGTTATAGCTCCTGAATCAACAACTGGTTGTAAAGAATGGCCTTATGATAGTTGGGTGACCTTATCTAAAATGTTACGTGAATTAGGATATACTGTAGTTACTCTTACAAGTAAACCATATGACATAAAAGGTAATTTAAATATTCACGGTAAAACATTAAATGAGTCTATGAATATTTTACATAATGCTAAATTTTTAATAGGACTAAGCTCAGGATTATCATGGATAAATTGGGCTTTAGGAAAACAAACAGTAATGATAAGTGGTTTTTCTCAAAAAGACCATGAATTTTTAAGTAATAATATAAGAATTCAAAATGAACAAGCTTGTAATTCATGTTGGGCAAATACAAACTTTACATTTGATGCTGGTGATTGGGATTGGTGTCCTATTTGGAAAGGAACAGATAAACAACATATTTGTGAAAAATCAATTTCACCATTAACAGTATTTAATAGTTTACCTATATGATAGATATTTCAAATTTTGATTGGGGTTGGATGAATGAACCCGTTACGTACAATGTTGATAGTGAGATACAATATGTGTGGCATATCAATCCTGATGGTACTGTTACACATATGAGTACTTATCATAAAAATTCAATCATTAAAGAAATATTTGAAGATAAGTGTTATGAAAAGTTTTTTGAGGTTGAGCGGGGTGATGTTGTATTAGATATTGGTGCGAGCGTTGGTCCATTTACATATTCTATTTTACATAAAAAACCAAAACACGTTTTCTGTTTTGAGCCGAGTAAGAAAGAATTCAAGACATTAGTTAAAAATACTATTGGCAATCCTGTAACTCAAATTTTTAAAGGTATTGGGCCTGAAAATAACATCATAGAAAACTCACAACTTTTTGGAGGTGAAAATGAAATGGAGTCTATTAAATTCTCAACGTTCATTGATTTATATTCTCTCGATAAAATAGATTTTCTTAAGACAGATTGTGAAGGTGGTGAGTATGATATTTTCAACGATGAGAATATTAAATACATTCTTTCAAATGTGAAAAAAATTACAGGTGAATGGCACCTCAATACACATGAAAATAAAAACAAATTTAGAAATTTTAGAGATAATTATCTTACTAAGTTCAATAAATACGAAATACATTCAATTGATGGTATTGATATAAAATGGGATCTATGGAATGAACATTTTATAGAATATTATAATGAAGTAATAATTTATATTGATAATCGTTAAATAAAAATATTTTTCAATAACGGTATTTAATTTTTTATTAAACATTTAGTTTTAATAGCATTTTATAGATTCTTTTTCATATTTATTACTAGAAACAATCTAATAAAATGGCAGAAGTACTATTATCTCCGGGTGTATCATTGAGAGAAAACGACACCTCTCAAATAACTTCAGGTCCTATTACAGCAGGATTAGCTTTAGTAGGTCCTACTGTTAAAGGTCGCGTTAATATTCCAACGCTTGTAACAACCTACAGTGATTTCCAAAGTAAATTTGGAGATCTTTTTGAAAGTTCATCAGCTAACTATGAGTTTTTAACTTCTATAGCTGCTTACAATTACTTCCAACAAGGTGGTGAAAGTATTTTAGTAACCCGAGTAACATCAGGTTCATATACTTCAGCTACCTCTAGTATTAATAACCAAGCTCCTGCAACAAATGGAGCTTACGCTAGTTGTAGCTTTACATTAAATACTTATCAAGACTTAACAGCTATTCCTTCAAGTGAAGTAACTCCTAATTTTCAAACAAACTTTATATTTGGAAATTCTTGGTATAAATTTATAGCAGTAAATACTTCAGGAAGTGGAATAATTCCTCAAGATGATGATGATGGGTTAGTTTACTTCTATGCTTGGAACAGTGGATCAGACAGTAGAGTAATATTAAACCAAAATCTCCAAACTAAAATGAATACTGTTTTAGGTTCAAGTGGAGCTGGTTTATTTACAGTTAACTATAATTCTGGTAATAATACAATTGCTATAACTGCTTCTCTTCAAGGCGCCGCTTATAATGGAGCTTATGTTACATTAGATGATCCAATTCCTTACTATGATGCTAATTATGCTCTTATTGGGTATGTTGATAGTGGTACAGGTTTATTAGGAACTTTAGCAAATGGTGCTAATGGAAATCCAGGATATGCCTTTACTTTAGAAACTATTTCTGAAGGTGTTATTATGAATAATAACCAAGGTGCATTATTGTCTAATGGTGCTTTAGTAAGTGGTAGTATGGATAACGTAAGATGGCAAGTAGTAAGCCCAGATACAGCTAGTGGTACATTTACATTATTGATTCGTCAAGGTGATGATACAACTACAAATCCTAATGTGTTAGAAAGTTTCACTAATGTAAGTTTAGATCCAAACCAACCTAACTATATTGAGGCTGTAGTAGGTAACTTTAAACAAAATGTAGCTTATGATAGCTCAGTAGGTCAGTACTATATTCAAAACAGTGGATCATATGCTAATGCTTCTCGTTACGTAAGAGTAAAAGAAGTATTAACCCCTACTTACAACTACTTTAACAATAACGGTACTCCAAAATCTCAATACTTCAATTCAATTCCAACAACAGGATCCGGTAGTTTTGGTGGTGCTACAGGAAATGATTTAAGTTATGTAACTAACTTATATCAAAATATTAGTACAATTACTCAAGGATTGGTAGCTGCTAATTATACAATAGTAGATGATATTTTATCTAACCCAGATGAATACAATTTCCAATTAATTTCAGCTCCTGGTATTACACAACAGTACCACTCAGCAGTAGTAGCTCAATATATTACTTTATCTGAAGAAAGAGGTGATTGTTTCTACATCACTGATTTGACAGGATATGGAGCCACAATTGCTACTCCTGGTGTTTTAGCTAACCAATTAAATACTAACTATGCTGCTGCTTACTGGCCTTGGGTTCAAGTATTAAGCGCTGCTACTGGTAAGTTGGTTTGGGTTCCTGCTTCAACAGTAATGCCTGGTGTTTATGCATTTAACGATAGAGTAAGTGCTGAATGGTTTGCTCCTGCTGGTTTAAACAGAGGTGGTGTTGGAGGTGCTTTACAAGCTGAAAGAAAATTAGGCACAAACGATCGTGATACTTTATACCAAAATAAAGTTAACCCAATTGCTAGTTTCCCTGGTGTTGGTTTAGTAGCTTATGGTCAGAAAACATTACAAACTAAAGCTAGTGCTTTAGATCGTGTAAATGTTCGTCGTTTGTTAATTAACTTAAAGAGATTTGTTAGAGCAGTTGCTGAAAGCTTATTGTTCGAACAAAATACTTTAACTACAAGAAACAATTTCGTTTCACAAGTTAATCCATACATGGAATCAGTGCAACAAAGACAAGGTCTTTATGCATATAAGGTAGTAATGGATGACAGTAATAACACTCCTGACGTAATTGACAGAAACCAATTGGTAGGAGCTATTTACATTCAACCTGCTAAAACAGTTGAATTTATTTATATTACCTTTAACATTACTCCAACTGGTGTAACTTTTGGAGCTTAACATATTTATAACAAGATAAAAACATAAGACAATGCCATTATTAAACCCTAACGAAATAATGTTCACAGCTTTTGAACCAAAAGTTCAAAACCGCTTTTTAATGACTATTCAAGGTGTTCCTGCTTACTTAGTTCATAAAGTAAAATTTCCTGATATTAACTTAAAAGAAATTAAAGTTGATCATATTAACGTATATCGTAAAGTTAAGGGAAAAGCTGAGTGGCAAGACATGACACTAAATCTTTACGATCCTGTAACACCTTCAGGTGAACAGGTAGTAATGGAATGGATTCGTTTATCACACGAATCAGTAACAGGCCGTGATGGTTACTCAGATTTCTACAAAAAAGACATTACATTGAGTGAATTAGGTCCTGTAGGTGATGTTGTAGGTGAATGGATTATTAAAGGTGCGTTTATTAAACAAGCCAATTTTGGTGATGGTGATTGGAGTCAAGGTGAATCGTTGAAAGACATTCAATTGACTATTGCTATGGATTATTGTATCCTGAACTACTAAAATATATACTCAAAAGGTACAAAGGAAGTCTGGTTTTTGCCAGACTTTTTTTGTTTGTATATATTTATTGTAAATAAGTTATTATGAGCGAATTTAAATTTCCAACAGAAGTTATTGATTTACCTAGTAAAGGTTTAATCTATCCAGAGTCTAGTCCATTAAGTTCAGGAACTATTGAACTAAAGTACATGTCTGCTAAAGAAGAAGACATTTTAACTAACACAAACTTTATTGAAAAAGGAATTGTAATTGATAAACTCTTACAAAGTATGATTGTAAGTAAAATTGATTATGATGAATTAATAGCAGGTGATAAAAATGCTATTTTATTTTCGGCTCGTATTTTAGGTTATGGGGCTAATTATGATATAGAACTTACAGACAAATACGGAAAACGAGTTAAAACAACTATTGATTTAAGTAAATTACAAAACAAATCTTTTGATGAAAAATTATTTACTAAAGGAAAAAATGAATTTAATTTTATTCTTCCTCAAAGTAAAATAACAGTTACTTTTAAATTATTGAGTTCTAAAGACGAAAAGGGAATTAATGATGAAATTAAGGGACTTAAAAAAGCTTATCCTAATGATAGTTTTGATATAACTACCCGTTTAAAACACACAA